GCTAGTTCGTTCTTTATCGCTGTTGTTAGGCTTCTCGTCATATTGTTCGTAAGTTGTTTGAGTTACACTTTCTGTACCTTTTAACATAGTATATTCAAATTTGCTATTAGGTTTCTTGTATTCTTTAAGATCATTAATATTAGTATCTATTTGATCTTCATTAACAATAATTTCAGCAATAAAGTCAGCAGTTATTTTATGTGTTATTTTATATTTTTTCACTATAGAGTTTCTTCTACATCAAATTCAAATTGATACAACAAAGCACCATCATTAGCTGTGCCAACTACACCAAACTCTTGAATATCATTAGTTAGATGTACTGTAAAAGGAACATTATCATAAGTTACTACTGAATCATTTGCTACTGCTTGTAATAAAGGTGGCTCTATAGTTACTGTTGAAGCGTTACTAGAAGAAGTTACATCTGCTACAACCATATATACTTTATTATGTGAAGCAAACTTTAAAAAATCCCCAGCCCTAAATTTGTGTGTTCCATCATTATTATGTCCGTCCATAGCAATCGTTGTATCTCCTACTGCGTGAGCACCATTTACTAATACTGTTCCTGTTTCATTACCTCTTGCGTCTTCTACTTCTGGTGGGATTATTGTAAAGTTTTCTTTGCCTGATCTTTGTTTAACTATAAAAGCTATTAACTCTCCATATACATCTGATCTAGTTGCTGTAACTATTCTAATAGTAAAAGCCCATCTTTGATTGTCTATTTGTCTAGCAAGTTTCTTACCAGATACACTTTTTGATATAATAGTATTTTGAATAGATTGTATTCCTAAAGATTGAAACTTGGCAGAAGATATTGGAAAAGCACCTGACATTAAATTATAGCCTCTCTGCCTCTTTCATTAACTGCACTATTTATTAATTGAGTTATAGTTCCTCTTGATCTTACAAGTAATTCTTCAAATCCAGAAGCATCTAGTGTGTTAATATTAAAATTAACTGTTGTTGCACCACCACCTGTGCCTCTAGCTGATTGTGTAATTTGTCCTGTTGAGTTAGGAACAAACATTTCAGGGCCTCTTTCTCCAACTAAAATTGGATTACCTTTTGATACTGCACCACCTTTTTCAAAACCTTTTATTTTATTTACAAGTTTTAATCCACCAGCAATTGCAATTCCCGCCAATGCAAAGTTAAATGGTGGTGGTACTGATGCTAATGCTTTTGCACCAGCCTCATAAGTTGACATTAAAGCCTTTTTAATAGAATCCATTTTAAATATTTTTTTTGCTTTATTCATAGCTGATTGAACTGCCGAACCTACTAAAGCCTCAACTAATGATCTTACAATAACTTGTTTTAAAGTGTCAAAATTTAATTTACCTGTCATTACAAAATCTGTTAGACTAGTTTTTAATGCTTCCATTGATTTTTTACCAGCATCTTCAAATCTATCAAAAACAGAAACATCTAATGCACTTTGCATTCCTTTTCCAAAACCACCTAAAGCATCTTCCCCAAAACCTCCTACTCCCTCTTTTATTTTTCTAAACATTCTTTCAAATGTTGTTTCAGCTTCTTGAATACTTGGTAATGTATTTATAACTATATCATTTATTTTAGAAAAATCAGTTACTGCTATTTTTACTTTATTTCCTAAACGATCTATGACTTCAATCATTTTTTGTCCATCTTCTAAAAAGCTTTCTGCATCCAAAGGTTCTTTTTGTCCAATATTTGCTAATTCTTTTACCTTAGCAATTATGTCATCTATTTGTGTAATTATTAAAACAGCACTTCCTATTAATAAATTTTTTCTAACTGTTGCGTTAAATCCTAACATAGCAGTATTTGCAACTCCTATGGCAACAGCAATATTGTGAAAAAATCCTACAATCTTTATTGCTAAAAATATTTTAAATGTTTCTATTAATATACCAATATTATCTTTCATAAATTTCAATGCACTTGCTGTACCCTCTATTGCTTTACTTAATCCAGCACCAATCATAGCACCAAATTCTGCAATTTCTTTTCTGTTTTCTTCTACTGTCTTTTTTAAATCTCCTAAATTATTTTTTAAGGCATGAAAAAATCCTTTAGAAACTTCTACTTGAAAAATAAAAAAAGCATCTTTTATGTTAGATATAGTTCCAAATAATGTTTTTGCTAAATCATCTGTTAAATTTCCAAACTCTCCACCTGTTCCAAATGCTTTAGCTAATAATTTTATAGAATCCTCAACGCTTACTCTTACACCCTCTTTAAAACCAGCCATACTTTTAACACCTCTTTCTCTAAAGAGTTCAGCAGATGATATTCCAGCACTAAATGATCTTTGAACCTGTAATGAAGCTAAAGCAAAATCATTACCTAAAAGAGTTGCAGTATTACCTGTAATTTTTAAAAGTTCTTTAAATGATACACCATTTTCTTCTGCTTTTTTTCTAATTGTAGCAAGTGCAGTAATACCTTGTTGTATATTTTTTAACTCAAAAGGAGTATTAGATGCAAAGTCAGTAACTTCTTTTAATGCTTTTTGACCCGCCTTAGCAGAGCCAAATAAAGCCTTTAATTGAACTTCAAGATTTTCAATTTGCATACCAGCATCTATAAATCCTTTAATAACAACACCAGCACCTAAGCCTATAAAAGCATTTCTTAAATTAAATACAGATTGTTTTAATCTTCCCAAACCTTTTTGAACATTATTTAATGCTTGTTTAGATTTATCTTTTGCTACTATATCTATATTGAGTCTTTGTGCCATTACTTAAATTTCCTTGCTTCTGATAATGATTGATTTGTTTTATACTGTTCTTGTTCTTTTTTCAAGTAAGCTAACCAAAGATTATAATGGCTAACAGGCATATCAAGAACTTGTTGGATTGTGATGTGTAATCTATCTGCTATTATTAAAAGCGACCTAACATCAGGGTCGCTATCTACTTTTTTTCTGCTTCCTCGTAATTAGTATCTAAAAGGATTTTATTTGATATTTCAGATATTACATTTGAATCAGCTTTTTTTCTTAGTGCAAATTTATCTTCTGGGCTAAAGGCTTTAATCATATCGCCTTTATCATTCTTAACTAACAACTTCATTATAAGTAAATCTACAAGAACAGTTAAGTCTTGAAAGTTACTAGACTTCTTAAAGATAATGTTTTTTTCTTCAAGGGTTAATGGCTCTGAATAAAATACACTCGGATTACCATGCTCGTCTTTCCACTCATTAACTTCAATAGTGATAGTTTTAAGAGTTTCAAAATGAGATTTAACTCTATCAATAACTGACATAAATTAATATTAGACAGTACCTATTGTTAAAGCACCTGTTCCTTGAAAAGTAACAGTTCTTGATACTACTGCGTCCATTGAGTTATTAACTGACATTCCTGTAACAATTCCTGTTCCTGAAAAACTTCTGTCGCCACTTGCATTACCCTCTGGGAGTAATATAAATGAGATTGAAGCACCAGCAACTAAAGTTGTTTGAGGTGTATCTGTTTCGTCAAAGTGCATTTCTAATGAACCAGAGAATGAAGTTCTACCAGCTAAAAATGATTTAGTAGAATCTGTTAAAGATGTATCTTCTACGACATCTCCTGTTGTTTCAAGTGTGAAGCTAGTTAGTTCCCCAACTGCTGTTCCACCAGCTGTTACAACTCCTTCTTTTCCGTGATGTGTTGCCATTTCTTATCCTTGTTTGATTTAGTTTGTTTAGTTTCTTTTTCTTGCTTATAGCCTAAACTTAAAAAATGTTCAAGATTAGATTCATTAATAACTATCTCTGAATTACCTTTATATAATTTAATATCTTTAGCCATAAGTCCTTTTACAGTTTATCATCTTCTTCGTCAATATCTTCTTCATCTTCTTCAAAATCTTCGTCATCTAAATCTTCTTCCCACTCTTGACTATCATCTTCTTGGTTTTCTTTTAATTCAGCTAATAAGTCTTTTACTTCTTCACACAGCAAAGACTCTTTATCGTGTAATTTTTCTATCTGATCTATTTTCTTTTCTATTCTATTTATAATTTTAGTTGTCATTTATTCTCCTATGGTGTTCCAGCTTGATATTCGTACATACACCTAATTGTCATTCTTATTCCACCAACAGGAAATAAAGAACCCTCATCAGTTTCTACTTGTATAACTTCCGAATCAAGTGCATTACCATTTCGAGTAATATCAGTTTCTAATGCAGTTTCAATAGCTGTAATTAATTCATTTCTTTTAGTATCTATATTGGCCTCAGCACCTTTTACAAATCCTAATACTACAAAATCAATCGTACCATGCCTTGTTTTAGCACCAGAACCTAATTCAGAATCATCTCTATTTTCTTCTGATGTTTGTACTATTACTGCTGGATATTGTTGCTCTGATAATTCATCTAATAAAAAAGGTTGTCTAGTCGCTTTTCTTATATCTGGGCTAGATATAGCAGATATAACTGACAATAAATTACTTGCTATGTTTTCTCTTACACTCATATTCTTGCTCTCCTAAATTCCTTTGCAACAAATCTGTTAAATTGTTTTCTTATTATATTTGCTGTTCTATCATTAAATCCAAAAAATTCCCTTTTATTTTTACCTAATACTTGATTAAATAATGCTCTTTGTTGCATTTGAGAATTGCTAAAACCAACACTAACTTTATTTATTCCTGTTTTTTTAATAGTTCTACCAGATGGAGTTAATGCACCTAACATACGACCAGAATAAAATAAATCTATTTTTGTAGATTTTCCCTCTTTGTTTAATGTTTTTAAATATCCCTCTGAATATGGAAGAAAAGGTCTATCTCTAAAATCTATTCCTTTAGCAGTTTTAGTTCTAATAATATCTAGTAATTGGAAACCAGCTTGTAATATTCCTTTTTCAAAAATACTTTTAAATTTCCTTTGTATTCTTGAATATCTTTTTTGGACAAAATCAGCATTAGTTTTAATTTTTAAATCTAAAGCCATTATCTAGTCAATCTTCTAAATCCATGTAAAGGCTCTCTCTCGTTAGATACAATAGTTCCATCTGCATCTACATCATATTCTACACCATCTTCTAATATCATTCTCCATTCGATATTGTATTGACTCATGTAATATTCTTGCATTCTTTCAAATCTATCTTTTTCTGTTTCTGGTCTAAATTTAGTTAATGCTGGTAAATAGAATCTTCCAAGAAATAAATAAACACCAGCTCTTTCAAACTGATCTAAATTAACTTTTGTATTAACCATTTCAGCAGTATTTAGAACTGTAATATCTGTGAATATATTTGTTTTATATACAGGCCACCACTCAACTCTTAATGCTCTAAAAATATCATTAGTAGTTTGTGCTAGAAAATTAGTTGTTTCTGTAGCAGTTGTTGAAATACCAAAATCAAACGCATCTGGTTGATACTTCTGAACATCTGATGTTGTTATAACATCTGCACCTGTATAATTAGCCATGATCTACTTCCAAATTAAATAAACAATTAATAAAGCTAATGGAATAGAATACATTGGATTATTTTTTGATTTAATCCAGACCCATTTTGACCATTTTCTTGCTTTTTTATAAATCCACTTGTTCATCTTTTTTCTTCCTTGTTTTTCTTTTCTTTTTTAAAGGTACTACATTTTCTGCAACAACCTCTTTAACTTCTTTTACAACATCTTGTTCAGGTTTGAAACCTCTAAAATCATACATAACTTTATTAGTTTGATAATCTAATTCACTTCTTGTGATTGTTTTGTTACCTCTTTTTAAAGTAACCATCTTCTCATTTGATAATACTAATTTTACCATTTTATTCTCCTATGTTAGTTGCGAGGGCAGTTTCCCACCCTCACAAAGTATCCAATTATTATTGGATTGATGAATCGTGATGTAACTCAACACCATATGAATCATGGATTTCTCCAACACCATATACTGAAGTAGCAACAATCTCGTCTGCTCTAAGAGAAGCATCTCTTTGAGTTTCGATTTTAACATCTTCCATCATAGCGATTGCAAGTGCATCTCTGTGGAACGCACCACCTTTGTAATCTCCAGCATTACCTGTATTAGCAATGTTTGAAGTTTCAAAGACAGGCATACCAGCTAATCTACCAACAAAACCTGATCTTAATGCTTCGTTTGATAAGTCATTTGCATTTGCGTTTGCAAAAGTATTAGTCAAACCAGCTTTTAAGTCATAAGCGATTTTAGGGTGTAGAACAACTGCACAATCGTCAATGTTAAGAGCATTTTCTCTTAAAGTTGAAAGTGCTTGGAAGATTACAGCAGATGAAATAGCACCTGAACCATCTCCAATTGCAACACTAAAGCCATCAAACAATGCAGTTAAATCTGCGTCTTGTTTTCTTGCTAGTGCTTCTCCAAACAATTTACCAATATCTCCAGCAACATTTCTTGGTGCTGAATTTCTTGCTAAGTCTGTTA